GTGCAACTTGGCCATCTCGTTGCCCGACATGTCGACGACCGCATACCCGGCGCGCCGAAGTCCGTCCAACGTCCTTCTTCGCACGCGCGCAGCTCTTCGATTGCCGCGCGGCTCATCTTGACCTTGATCGGGAACATGGCAGTTCCTCCGTTCGGGGCGCAGTGCCTCTACTCTATGTATCGGCACTTTGCCGCGCGGACTTGAGGACTTTCTTCGAGAGGTGCGTCAGGCTCCAGGACGCGCGCCCGGCGAGCTTCCCTTCCGTCGGCCCGCGCAGCTGGCGCTCCGCGTCCTCGCCGTTCGCCGCCTCGGTCAGCTCGGCGTCCAGCGCTTCCGCGTCCCCGGGCTCGAACTCCAGGTACCGGCCGCCGTCCCACGCGGCCGAGAGGACCGGGTCGTCCTCCGGCCGCGGGTCGCGGCACTCAATCGCGGAGAGCTGGGCGTCGGAGAGGCGGACCCGGATCACGAGGACGTCCTGACGATCCTAAAGTTCCGACAGCGCATCCACCGTGCGCCGGACTTTGCTTCATTGTTCCGGGAAAATCTCCGGAGGGTGTCCACCGTAGCGGGCTTCCTCCCGAAGTAGCTGCCCGCCCCTTCCTGGGCATTCCCAAGCCGATCCGTGTACGTATACGCGAAGAAGGTAATCACGCGTTTCATCAGGTCACCTCTTCGAACGCGGGTACCGGCTCGACTACGTAGTCGAGCCAGCGGTTGACGTCGGCGACCTGAATCGTCGTGTCCGTCCGGAACTTCGGCAGGAGGAGGTGCGCCCGCAGCTCGCGGATCCGCGCCTCCAGGTGGGCGACACGCGCCTCCGCGGCGTCGGCCCGGTCCTTCTGGTCGTGCCAAGGGGTCCGCTTCATCTTAGGCCACCTCCGCGAACCGGTCGCAGCTCACGAACTGCGGCCGGGACAGGAAGGCGAAGGACTTGGAGTCGTCGGAGATTCGCAGGGTGGCGCTCACGGTAACCTCGGAGCCCCGCAGCGCCTGCGGACCCTCGGCACGCTCCGCGTCCAGCTTCCGGATCAGCGCAGCCGGGACCGTGGAGTAAGCCTTCCGGCCGTCGTCCAGCTTGAGGACCATCTTCCAGGAGTAGCCGTACTGCGTGCACTTCTCCTTCACGCTCGCGACCGTGCCGGTGACTTCCTGCTTACCCTCGACCGTCCAGCTCGCCGCGGTGGCTTCCTCGGCCGCCCACCGCGCGGCGCGCTCCTCGTGCTCCTTCGTCATCCGGAGGACCAGCGCGACCTGCTTGTCGGAGAGCTTGCCCCACCGGTTGAACCGGGACCGGATGTCTTCGACGACGTGATTGACGCACTTCAGGAACGCGTCGCGCAGTCCGGGGTTGGCTTCGTAGAGCGCCTCCTGGCGCCGCTTCAGCTTCTCGGGGTTGATCGGTTTGTAGTATCCCATTTCGTCCTCTTTGGTTCGGGGCGAAGTGCCTCTACCCTATTGATCGGCACTTCAGGCCCGAACCTTGAGGATTAGTTTACGTCATCCCAGGCACCGGGTTCAATGCCACTACTTTCCCCGATGCTTGCTGATGTTCCCTCAAAATGGCAGCTCGTCGGGCTCCTCCCCGGGCTCCCGTTCCCGGCTCTCGGTCACCACCCGGGCCGCGGCCCGGCCGGACACCAACTCGGCTTCTTCCCAGCTGTACGGTCCGCCGAAGTTCTCGTCCCAGTGCGCGCGCGTGTCTTCCAGGGTCGGCAGCTCATACGCGAAGGGTCTCGCGATGTTCCGCTCCTTCCCCGCCAAGTCCTTGACCACTATCGGGTCCGACAGTTGGACGCGCCGTGGGTATCGCCCAGGGAGGGCGCGCTTCAGGAAGTGCCCCAACTTCGTGGCGTTCGCCTGCCGCGAGTAGGTAAAGCGCTTCATCCATTCGACGTAGTCGAGCGTCAGCTCCTCGCAGTAGACCCTTCGCTCCCATCGGCTGTGCTCCGGGTATACCCGACCGTCCACGAGCTTGTGGTGCCACCACTCCTCTTCGTCCGAAAACGAGTAGAGGCGCTGCTTTTGGAGTGCTGAAGTCTGCGGGATGTCCCGCACCTGGAAGCCGGACAAGTCGAACTGAAGCAGGTAGTGGAGGAGCGCGCCGCGCCCGCCCTCGTCCATCTGCTTCTCCAGCTCCGCGAAGTACGGACGGTCGTCCTGGCGCGCGCGCGACGTCTCCAGCACGAAGAAGCGCCGCTCCTTGACGCCCGCGGGAATGATGTGGTCCTGGTCGGACGCCATGATCAGGTGAATGCAGTTCTTCGCCGGACCCGCGTTGACGTACTTCGCTTCCACCGTGAGCACGTCGGCGGAAATGAGGTTCTTCAGGATGGAAGCGTGCTGACGGTCCTTCGCGTAGAAGGCTTCATCGGAAAACAGGATGACGCAGTCCCGGAGGTGCGCGTTGAACGAACCGACGAGGTGCTTCGGGTCGGAAATGGCCAAGTAGTGGTGGCCCCACAGCTTCCCGAACTCCTGGGCGAAGAACGTCTTCCCCGCTCCCTGGTCGCCGCGCAGCACGACCGCGCTGTACCCCGGCGTGTCCGGGTGCTGGCAGGCCCGCGCCATCCAACGGATCAGGTAGTCGTAGTTCGCCTCGCTCCCGTCGCAAACGACGTCGCGCACGTACTCCAGGAAGGGGTCGCAGTCCCCGGGGATAGCTTCGCAGTTGAACCCGCGCCAGAGGTTGAACATCCCGGGCACTTCCTTCCCCGGTACGAACCCCAGCGTGTCGAAGGAGCGGCTCATCTTGTGTCCGAGCCACCAGTGCCCCAGGCGCTTCACGGCCGACTCGCCGCCCGGCTGCTTGATCACGACCTTCCGGTTGAAGTAGCGGTTACGAATGTCCTGAAACGTCTGAAACGAGAGGCACGGACGCCCGAGCGCGTGGTCGTGGACTTCGCTTACCACGCGGCAGTTCCCCCCGACGTCTCCGATGATCGCGTGGCGTTCGTTCATCCACAGCAGCTTCGGATGAATGGCGTGCTCCCGGGCTTGTCGAATCTGCCGGATCGCGTAAGCCCGCGCGCGCCTCCCCTTGTCCAGGACGCTCGCGGAAATGGCGAAGCGCTTGTCCGTGATCACCGAGTAGATCACTTCGTTCGTGCACTTCGCGCGGACCAGCTCGCAGACCGCGGCGAACAGCGCGCGCGACCTGTCCTCCCGACCGTCCACCACGTACTTGTCGGGCTCGTCCGGGTCGTGACCCTGAACTATCAGGACCTTCACAGCGTCCGGAACGGAGTCAGGCAATTCGTCGATGGAGCCCAGGCGGGGGACGTTCGCGGAAATGTTCACCGCCGCCGCGGGGGCTGGCAACGCCCCGGCTTCTCCCTGGACGGTCGGCGCGGCCATGAACGAGGAGAGGGGGTAGATCCTGTCATTCTCCACGAGGATCACCCGGGCGAGCGCAGGCTTCCGGCCGCGGTTCCGCTTCGCCCGGTTAGGCCAGTTCACCGTCCCGGGCACCCGCATGATGCGGTCCACGTTGTGGCAGTTGTCTCCGCCGAAGACGTTTTCGAGCTGGAGGTTGAACCGCGCGGCCTCCTCCGCCTTCGCGACGTTTCCGCCGATTTCGAACGGGTCTTCCAGGCGCCAGAACCCTTGGTACCCTCCCCCGGAGAAGACGATCGCGGTCGGGGGCGGGATGTCCCCGGGAGGATTCTTCAGGAGCGCGAGCGCGCGGGCCTGCTCCATCGCGAGGTCTTCGCCTTCGCGGGGGTCCACGTCCACGTGGAGCCAAGCGAGCGCCGCGACGTCCTCGCGGGAAGCCTTCTTCTGAACTTCCCGGTGCAGCGGGTTCACGTGGAAGTAGACGTTGTCTTCCGCGTTCCTGTCCTCGATCCACCGGCGGAGGAACTTCTCCGACTCCGGGCGGAACGTCTCGGTCGTGGTCCTCTTCTGGTCCACCGCGATTGCCGTCAGGACCCACGGGCCTTCGGGACGCCACCACTTCAGGAAGTCGACGGCATCGTCGGGGCGCGTCTCAGCCTTCGGTGCTCCGTCGCTGTCGCTCATCACAGCTGCCGCCTCCGCTTCCAGTACTTGAGGAGCGGAGTCGAGTCAGTTCGTCCCGTCTCCATCTGCCACAGCCACGGAACCGAACATCCGAGCGCCTCCGCCAACTCGACGACCGTGGTGCCCGCCCGCCGCCGGGCCAGCTTGAACCTCTCCGACTTCGAAACCTTCAAGATGCGGGGGACGTCACCCCGCGGCAGGTCCACCCGGTCCAGCTCCCAGTCGGCGTACTCATGGTGCGAGACGCCGAAGTAGGCGGCAGCCTCGCGTTGCGTCATTTCCGTTCGCGTCCTCCAGAGCCAGAACCGTTCCCCCTGAGTGAGTTTACGTACGCGCACAGCCCCCCCTCCCGATTCCTCAGTTCCCGCCTCGTCAGCCAACGCTTGACCGCTAACTGTCGCAAGTGAAGCAAGCTAGTGTGGTCGATGACCTCCGCGCCCTTGACCCCGTCGAACAGGAGCCACTCGCGCGGACCAACCTTCAGTAGCACGTGCACGACGTGGCCGCGCGCGACCATCCACCGAATGCGCTCCCGCTGCTCGGGACGAAAGTGCCTCACCCGCAGGCGTGCGTGCAAGTCCCCCGGCGTCGGGACCTCCTTAAGTTCAAGCCATCCACCGACGTACGCCACGTCCGGGGTTCCTGGCTCGGCCCGATTCTCGACGCAGAACGCGCCGAGCGGGGAGAGTTCGGGGACCACCACCTCCGAGCGCATGAACTGCTCGCTCACGACGCATTCCTCACGATCCAGACCACGTCCACGTGCCCGGTCAACTTCCACCCCGCGGGGTTCGGGTCGTGGACGACGCTGAAGGTGTAGGCCGACTCCCCCGTCCGCTCGCACAGTCCGACGACCGAGTGGTGCCACTCGTCCGGGTTCGTATTCTCGGGGTTCTCCGTGCGAACTCCCATGATGCAGTAGCCTTCCAGGATCGTCATGAGCCCGTTCACGTCGTCGTACGGAGAGTAGCTCGCCCCGAGTCCTCGCCAGTGAAGCCACTCCACGAACCGCTGAAACCATTCCTTGTGCGGCTCCATCGCGCAGAAGTTCGGCACGTCTTCCAGCGGCAGCTCTAGCAAGCTCGCCACGCACGCGGCGAAGCAGTTGCCTCCGGGAATCGTCGTGATCGTTTGGTTAACGGGCTTCACTTCTTCTCCTTCTTCGGGACCCATGCCCCACCAACCTGCTCGCACTCGACCGTGCTCCCCCAGTCCTCCCCTACTTCGACGTCCACCTCGGTGAACACCCGGAGGGTGACCGCTTCGAGCATGATGCCCCGCAGCTGGGCGATCTGCGGGTCGTCGCGGGGAACGCTCATGACCAACTCGTCGTGCTCGGGGAGCTGGAGCGGGATCCCCGCCGCGTCTGCCCGGACCATCGAGAGCTTGAACTGGTCCGCGGCGGAGCCCTGGACCACGTTGTTGAGTGCCTTGTTGGTCCAGTCGAATTCCGTTTCGACTTCCTTCCGGAGGTGCTTGATCCAGACCGCGCCCCCTCCGCGCGGGAAGTTGATTCGGCGTCCGAGGACGGTCTTCACGTAGCCGCGCACCGCGGCGGCCCACTGTGCGAGGGATGCGATCTTCCGAGCCCAGGGCACTGCGGCGTGCACCGCGTCGATGATCGCCTGCCCTTCCGGCCCCGCGACTTCGTAGCCCCGGTCGTTCGTGCGGGTGGGAAGGTTGAGGTGAAAGCGGCACAGCTTCGCGCCGCCCATGCCGTAGAGCCCCATCCCGAGGAAGACGTCCTTCGCGATCCGCCGCCGGAAGGGTCGCCCTGTCTGCGCGACGACGAGGTCCGCGACCATCTGGTGGAAGTCGATCGGGTTCGAGTTGTATTGCTCCGCCCACTCGGCCGCGCCGGGTACGCCCGCCTCGACGGCGAAGTGCAGCGCCATCTTGGGCTCCTGCTTCCCGAAGTCGGGGCAGGCGAACACGCACCCCTCGTCCGGGAGGAAGGCGCCGCGCAACTTCTTCTTCAGCTCCGGGTACCTGTCCCCGATCATCTGCGTCATGTTCGGGTCCTCGGCGGAGAGCCTGCCCGACCGCGCGCCCCGGATTCCGCCCTTCACGCCGCCGCGCTCGCGCCGGACTTGGTTGAAGGTGCAGTGAATCCGACCGTTCACCTCGTACTTGCGAAGCGCCGCGAGGAAGGTCGTCCGGAACTTGCTGACCTTCCGAGCGCGGAGGATCGCGGTCGCTACCTCGAAGTCGGCGTACTTCCGGAGCAGCTCGTCGGTTACGGACGGAAGGCCCGTCGGCGTCGACCCGACTGTAACCCCGGCTTGCAGGAGCGCCTTCGCGCAGGCGGAAGCTGACCATACGCTGTCCCCCGCGCCCACCTTGGCGACGGCGATTGCGACCCCGGTCAGGCGCTTGATCGTCGAGAGCTGGATCGCCTCCTCGCGGAGTGCCCAGCGCTCCAGCTCCTGGAACCGCTCCTCCCCGGCGACGCGCACGCCGCGGCGGGTCATCTTCACGAGCACCGGGAGCAGGTCGCATTCCAACTCGTAGACCCGCGACAACTCCTTCTGCTCCACCTCGCGGCGGATCGACTCGTTCAGCTTCAGCGGGAGCCGCGCGTCGTACTCGCCGTACGCGCCGACGAACCGCGAATGCAGCAGGGCGATCCCGCCGTGGTCCTTCAGCCCCAGCCGGGCGAGCGCCGCGTCCAGCTCGCGCTCGTCCTTCGTCCGCTCCCCCCGCCGGTGGGCGACGGCGTTCATCGTGTAGCGGTGGTGCAGCTCGTAGGTGACCGCGTCCCCCACCTGGGCGCAGAGGAACTTCTCTGCCCTGGGGAAGTGCACGCCGTCCTCGGCGAGCCAGTCGAGGTCGCCGGACAGCGAGAAGCCCTCGACCGTGCCCCTGAACTCCCGGGCTTGGTCGCGCAGGTACTCCAGGCAGCGGTCGCGGTCCAGGTTGCCCCCGCCGAAGTGCCCGAAGGGCAGGTAGTGCGAAGGTCCGTCGCAGAGCGCGAAGGACACGCCAGCGAGGCGCGCGGACTCCCGCCGAACTCCAGGGCCGAGCGCGTCGAGCGTCGGGTCCCAGAACTCGGTGTCGATCCCGACCCGCTTGCAGCCCTTCCACGAGGGGAGCGAGCCCAGGTCGGGAGGGGTCCAGCCGGTGTCCGGCCCGAGCGCGGAGAGGCGCCGCCACTTCTCCTCGTCCACGCCGGTGGACTCGTAGGCTCCCACGTCGAAGAGGGTCACAGCATCCCCCCCATGCTGACGAAGAACCGCCGCGCGTCCTCGCGGTTCGCGGGGTCGTTCCACCAGCGGTTGGCGCCGGAGGGGTGGGGCACGACCGCGACGAGCACCTGACCGGTGGGGCAGGTCAAGTTCCAAACGTGCCAGTAGAAGTACCTGCGGTGAGGGTTTTCGGTGAGCCCCCAGGCCCGCGCGACGCGGGTGCCGAGAAGGATCACCCCGACGTGACGGTCCGGGTCGACCGCGCGCTTGAGGCGCTCCGCGTTCAACCTCGCCTCTTCCCGGATGAACCCTCGCCCCTTCGCCTCCCTGGGCTGCGGGTAGTGGAGCAGGTTTGCCCGGTCGAACGCGACGAGGTAGTCGCGGAAGCTGAATCCCATGTACTCCAGGAGCCGGTTCGCCGAGTGCCTGATCCCCGACTTGTCCGGCGAGAGCCACGCGTGCGGCTTCATCGCGGTGGCCTCGTTCGGCGCCTCCCCGACGAGCAGCACCTTCTGCCCCCGACCGGGGGCGAAGAAGGCAATCGGCCGCTCCAGTAGCTCCCGCTGCTTCGGCGTCAGTTGTTCCACGACGGCAGGATCAGGCGCGTTCCGGTGAGCTTCTTGAAGTGCTCGTGCACGTCCACCGCGGTGCGCCCGAGCGCCTTGCACAGCTTCGCGAGGCGTCCTTCCGGGTACCTCTGCGGAATCAAGGAAATGCCCCCGACCTTGCCCTCCGCGTCGATCGCCACGATGACGAACGCCTCCGCCGACATGGCCACGTTCGCCGCGTCCCTCCTCATCTTGTCCGCGTTGTCTCCCCGAACTATTCCTGACTTCGCGCCCATCCGTACCTCGCCTTCCACGCCTTGAGGTGAACTTCCACGACGTTACCCACCGGAGGCCACCCGCTTCGCCCGGCGGAGCACCTTGTCGAGGCCCGGGTGACCCTCGACTACCTTCCCGTTCGGCGAGCGCAACTCGTAGCTCACCGAGAACTTCATCCAGACCTCGTGCCCGCCAACGCGGAGGATCCTGGTCTCTCCCTCACCGTCCTTGCTGTGGGATCGTTCCATCTTCGCCTTCCTTTGGCCGGAAGTGCCCAGGGTAGCGCAGCGCGGCGCGGTTTGCCCAGGAGGAGCACTCCTCCAACTTGGTGAGCGCGAGGGAACGCTCGCGCGAGTGCGGCAGTCGTTCGTAGAGCGTGACGGCGAGCGACCCGAGCACTTCGTTCACGGCCTGCATGGCAGCGGCCTGCCCCTCTTCCTTGACGCCCGGAACCTGGAAGCGGAGCCTCAGCTCGACCACGTCCTGCGGCGACAACTTGACGGTGCGCCCTTCCGGCTGCCCTTCCTTCTTCTCGTCGTCGGACAAGTCACTCTCCCAGCGCTATGGCCCGGGTCGCCGCGACGCCCCCGTCGCGGTCCTCCAAGAGCCCGTTGCTCCTCAACTTCGAGAGGTAGTTGCTGAACGTCCCGGTGGTCGGGCTGACTCCGATCGCCCCCGCGGCGTCCTCCCGGCTCAGCGCGCGGGGGTACGCTTCGATCAGGACGTCGAGCAGGTCCGCGGGGCGCGTCCCGACCGCGCGCCGCCACCGGTCCCTCAGCTGCTCCAGGGTGTCCGGCTCCACGCGGCCAACGACGTCGCGCCCGGCCTCGGTCGCGCTCCACGTGCCGCCCCGGTCCTCGGCTAGCCCCGACGTCCGGAGCATGGACTTGTAGTTGCTGAAGGTGCCGGTGGTGCTCTTGAGGCCCGCCAGCGTCGCGAGCTGCGTCGTCGTGAGCCGGTTCGGGAAGCGCTGCACCAGCACCTCCAGCATCCGGCGCGCCCCGCCGGTCACTCCGAAGCTGACCAGCCGGGAGGCCGAATCCGCCCCGGGGGTCCGGCCGGGCTTGCGGTTCCCGACCTGACGACGCCCCGGGGGTGCCGGTGGAACGGCCGCAACCTGTTCCGAACCGGCTTCCTTGCGCGCGATCTCCGATCGCGTCATGCGGTTCCGGCACTCGGCGAATGCCTCCCCGAGCCCGCGCTCCAGCTCTTCGAGGGCGGAGCGCCACCCCGCGTCCAGCTCGGCAACCGCTTCCTCGACGGAGAGCGCGGCCGAGTCCACCGCGTCGGCGAGCCGCCGCTCGACGGCGCGGTACTTCGCCTGGAGCTGGTCCAGCTCGGCGCGCAGCCTCCGCGGGTCCTGGGCCTCGGCGCGCTCGACCGTCTCCTTCATCGCCTCGCGCAGCGCCTCCAGGTCCCCCGGTGCGAGCCGCGCGGACTTCATGTACGCGCCGGTCACGGCGTCACCGTGGATCGGAGTCACCGACGCGTCCATCGTTCGCTTCTTCAGGAAGCGCGTCGCGACGAACTGGCGCAGCCACCCCGGCGACCAGAAGAAGCAGTCGCCCGGGTCGAGCCCGGGCAGCTCGTCGAGCTGGTCCACGTCGATCCCGACGTACTCCATCCACTCTCCCACGGCCTTGCGCTCGTGCTTGCCGGTCAGCTGGAAGACGACGACCGGTTCCGCTTGGTTCAGCACTTCCTTGTTCACCGACTGCGGGCGCTGGGAAACCATTGAAACGCCGATGCCATAATTCCGGCCGAGGCGGACGAGGTCGGTCAGCGCCCCGACCATCTGCTCCTGGCCGCGCACCATCTGCGGGCAGAACATTTGAGCCTCTTCGAGGACGAGGTGCATCGCGAAGCGGGAAGCCTTCTTCGCGGCGAACAGGCCCTCCGCGAACCCCGTCACGAACTGCTTCATCTTGCCCTTCCGGAACTCGGACACGTCGAGCACGCAGGACGTGCGCGAGTCCACGACGAAGCGCGCGACGGTCTCCCCGGCCTCCGGGAGTAGTGGCAAGTCGCCGTGCGCCCCGCCCAGGACCGGGACCTCGTACGGGCTCGGCTTCCCGTTCGGCTTCAGGCGGAGCCCGTGCCAGTTCCCGACGGGGTCGAGCACCACGACCGGCACGTCCTCGTCGAGGAAGGACTCCACGAGTCGCGAAGCCGCGTACGTCTTCCCGGACCCCTTCTTCCCCAGGAAGGCAAACGTCTGCGTCACCGCCTCCCTGGGCAACACCAAGTTGCGCGCGACGTGGAACACTACCGCCTCCCCCGGTGCACTTCGTGACCTTCGTCCACGGCCCACAGGAAATTCCATGACACGACCTTGTCCGTCACGTCCGTGACGACGGCAACCTGCCACTCCGCGGGGTCACGCTGCTGGAATTTCACGTTTCTGCGGAACCATGGACCCAGTGGCGGAGGCGCGCCGAGCGTCGGCACGCTGCACGAGTATTCAGGCAAGGCGAACAGTTCCGAGCGGCTGACCACGAGTTCATTCATTCCAACCCCTTCAGCTCGTCAGGAAGCGGCGCGAAGTTCCCTCGCTCGTTGTGGCGGATCCGATTCCGCTTCCGCCCGTCTTCGTAGTTGTCCTTGTTCGATCCGAGGATCAGGTGCCGAGGATTGACGCAGAGGTGGTTGTCGCACGTGTGCCTGACCACCTCGCCTTCCGGGATCTCCACTCCCGATAGGACGAGCGCGGCGCGGTGCGCGCGTTCCACCTTTCCTTCCTTCTCTCCCGGCTTCCTGCTCATGCGGAAGAGTCCGTAGTGGTGGAACGACCGCCCCTTCGTCCGCGCTCCCTTCCAGTTCCAGCATTCGTCGTCGCCCCTCACGTCCACCTTCGACCAGAAGCGTTCCAGGGCGGGCACGCTCGCCGCGTACCTGCCCCTACCGTCACGGTCCACCGCACACCCCGCCGGAAGGGGAACCGGCGGGCGCCTTCAGTCCCGGGCTGACATCCCACGAGCGCGGAACCTCTAGCTAACCCGCCGGTCCAGTTTCAGGCTAGAACGGCAGGTCGTCCGGGCCGCCGTCTTCCTCGCCGCCGTCTCCCGCGGTCCACTTCGCGTCCACGGCCTCGCCGAGGTCGCTGTCGTGCGCGCCGTGAACCTTGCCCTTCTTCATCAGCTCCGAAACCTTGAACCCTTCGAGGATCAGGGGATGAATCTCGTCCCCGCTTGGAAGCGGGAGGCTCGACTTCTCCCAGTTTCCGCCGACCGCGGGCTTCAGGTCGTACGACTGGAACTTCTCGTTGTGGCGGTTCGAATCAAGGAAGCTCGACACCGCCACGCGGTTGGAGAACATGGGCGGATCGCCAGCCCGCTGATTGAGTTGCGTGTTCAGGCGCTTGTAGTAGCGAATGCCGTACCCGCGGAAGGTGATTGCCACCATTTCCTCGTGGGATTCCGCGTCGACGGAGGGCAGCTTGAGCGCGTAGATGACGAACTTCTCGACGAGGTCGTTTCCGGCAGCGGTCTTGAAGTTGCCGTAGCGCTTTTCCTTCTCCTCCGTCGCCTTCGCCCGGTTACGATCGAAGGCGGTCTTCGCCTGCTCGACGATCGGGTCCCCAGGCTTGTGGATCGCGACGAGCGGACCCGTCCGCTTCCCGTCGGGCTCCTGCTCCGTGAACACGTGCTCGGTGCAGCACGGGACGACGATCACGGGACGCTCGTAGACCTCCAAGGACACGGTATTGTAGAGGTCTCCGACGCTCACCCCTTCGATCGTTCCTTCCGTGAGAACCTTCGACTGTCCTTGGACGATCGACAGGAACGGAATCGTCAGGTCATCCGACGTCTGGCCCTCGAACCCGGCCCCCTTGAACGGACCCCAATCCTGCGCGGGCGCTACTTCGCTGGTCTTCTTTTCCTTCTTCGCCGGTGCGTTCTTCGTTGCCAACTCAGTCTCCTTTCCTGGTGACCTTCGCGCGGCGCTGGTGGTACGCGCCGAACAGTTCAAGGGGAACGTCCTCGCCAGAGGCAAGTAGTTCCTTGATCGTCTTCTTCATGGTTCCGGATTCGATGCGTCGGTCGAGTGCGGCCTGCGGACGCAGGCGCTGCAAGGCGGCGAGGGCTTCGGCCGCTTCCTCCTCCTCGCCCACGACGAAGTTCGCGTAGACGTGGCGCTTCACGATGCCGCCGAGGTCGTGCTGCTCGAACCAGTCACAGGCTTCGAGCATCTTGCCCTTGGGGACGGAGAGCCGCAGCTCGTTCTTCAGCTCGACCTTCCAGCCACCAACCACGACGTCGGTCGCGCCGCCACCGAAGCCTAACTCGTCCAAGAGGTCCGGGATGAGGCGGTCCCGAACCTCGTTGAGTTCCCGCTCCTTCGCCTTCGCCTCGGCGACCTTCTTCGCGTGCTCCTCTTCCAGCTCCGCCTGCCGCGCGGCCAGCTTTCGCAGCCGGGCCGCGCCGTCTTCGTCCACTCCGCCGCGCACGGCGGACCAAGGATCCTTGCTCACGGGGGATGCTCCTCCTTCCTTCGCTGAGGGAGCCGCAGTTTATGCCATCCCGAGAGGCGCTTGCAAGCCCCTCATTTCATTCAAACCACGGCTTCCAGGCGTCGCCCGTGAGCTGGTCCGCTAGATTCCGCTTCTGCTGGAGGTTGCGCCGGATTTGCTCGTCTACCGTATCCCGCGCGACGAGGTCCACGTACTCCACGGGGGACTTCTTTCCCACGGCGAGCGCGCGACGTTCGCTTTGGTAGCGGTCACCGTACTTGTAGCTGTTCGAGTAGTAGAAGACGGTGAGCGCCGGACGAAGGTCCAACCCCTCGCCCGCAGTCGCGGCCGTGCCCAGGAAGGCGCGCGTCCTGCCTTCGAGGAAGGCCGAGCGGGCCTCCTTCCGGTCGACCTTGCTAGTGCGACCGTCGTGCGTCACGTGCGGGACCGGGTCCTTGAATCCCGCGAGCACCCCGGCCGTCACGTCCACGTCCATGAGGTAGGAACTCCACGCGATGAACGGGTGATCCCTGTCCTGGATCAACTCCCGAAACAGGTCGCGCCTTGGATTCTGCTTGAAGTAGTGCACGGACTTCCGAACTCGGAACAAGTCTTCGAGGGTCCCGCGTTCGGTCGGCACGTACCCGCACGTGATCTGCTGGAGCCGAAGAATCCTGACGATGACCTGCGTTGCGCTCACCTCCTCCTGATCTTCCAGCTCGACGCGGCACTTCTCCTTCAGCTCGTCGTAGGCCCTGCGCTGCTCGGGCGAAAGGTCGAAGCGATAGGTCGTGTAGACCCGGTCGGGGAGGTCCAGCTCCTCTTCGGTCACGCGGGAGACGAAGGGTCGGATGATCTTGCGGAGCCTTCCCACGTGCTGATAGCCGGAAAGCGCGTCGTACTCCTTCCCCGTCTTTCCGTTGAAGCCCCTTTCGAAGATCCCGAAGGTCGCCTTGAACGCGGAGAACTTCCTCCACCCGTAACCGGCCCAAATGCTCGGGTCCAGGAAGCGCATCTGGGCGTAGACGTCGAAGGGTCCCTTGGTGACCGGGGTCCCCGTGAGGATCCTTCGGTAGGGGGCGAACCTCGGGGTCTTCAGCACCCGGCGGCTGCGAGAGGTGCCGGGGGTCTTGATCCGGTGCGACTCGTCGAGCACGTAGAGGCAAGTCCTCCGCTTCAGGAAGGCGCGCGCTACCTTGTTGCCCTTCTTCGTGCAGAATCCGTCGTAGGACATCGTGAGGACCGCGAGTCCCTGAAAGCCCAGCAGCTCGCGAATCTCCTGCTGGTGCCACTTCCGCTCGACTGCCTGGACGCCGTACGCGACTGCTTGCCGCGGCACTTCGTCGGGAAGGTGCTGGGGAACCTGGACGTCCACCCACTGCTCGTGAACCCCGTTCGGGGCGACGACGAACAGTCCGTCGATCTTCCCGTCCAGGAAGAGCATCGCGGCCGTGTCGAGGGTGAGCTTGGACTTCCCGGCGCGGGGCACCCACCAGATAGCGCGCTTCCGCACGCGCCAGTGGTCTTCTAGCTCGGCCCGCTGGTGGGGGTAGTAGTCGGTCTTCGGCTTGTAGTCGGTGAAGATCATCGGGGGACGCTCTCCGGTTCTACGACGGCGGGGGCGGCGGAGTTCCCGGGAGCATCCCCCTGAGAATACACCGGCAGGCACGTCCGCCTGCCCCTCACCGTCGAAGCCGGGAAGTTACCTCGAAGGCAGCGTGCCCTGCAAGCGTTGCTTTGAGTTCACGGCCTGGACGCCGACGAAGGTTCCGTAGACGGAGAGCGCGACCCACGCGACGTGAACCGCGTCCGACAAGGTCATGAGCTTCCAAACTGCGAAGTACCCGCAGGCGAGCAGGCAGGCGACCGCGATGACGGGGTCCACGAGCATCCGGGGAACCTTCAGGAAGTGCTTCACGGCTACGTGAAGCCCGATCATCGGAATCGCGACGAGGTTCCCGAGGCCGCCGGTCACGACTTCGCGCGTCACGTCGTTCGCCATGAAGAGGTGAAACAGGTCGCGGCCGGACTGAGGGGCCTGCGTCCACTCCGCGTACGCGCCGGGGTCGATGGGTCCTGGCATTTCAACGCCCTCCTAGCTTGCTACTGAGCCCGATCCACAAGAGCGACGCCGCCGTCAGGATGACGATTCCCAGGGCGGCAATCAGTCCATGCTTGCGAACGGTTTGGTGAGCCCCGTACAAGTCCCGAATGAACGCCATGACCCGCTGCGCTTCCGTCGGATCGTCGACTCGAAATCCTAAGCGAGTAAGCGCTTCCGGAACGGCTTCCTCCACGACGTCTTCGATCAAGGACTTGATCTCGACCTGCGTGAGCAGCTGCCGCCTCTCGTCATCCACCGCCGTCCCCCTAGACGATCAAGATTCCGTAAGCCTCATCCGTTCCGGAGTGGTGAATGCGAAGGTGCGTGTAAGTGTCGCCCGAACCGGACTGCGTGTGCCGCCACTCGACGGTGTCCCCGGCCGTGACTGCAATCGTCCCAGAAGTCCCCCCGCCCGAGCTGATCACCGTCGAGAATCCGCCCCCGTTCAGCTGAACTTCGAGAGCCCCCGAGGTTAGCAGGTCGGTGCCGAGTTCGAAAGTGTAGGTATCAGTCACGTCGGCGGTGAAGGACGCGCTCGTCACGTTCTGCGCGCGGGCTCCCGTGTTGTCGAGTCCGGAGAGCACGGAGGAGTCCGAGTCGAACTCCACCACCAACTTCTGAAGCGAAGCGTAGTCCGTCCCTCCAACCGTGTGCCTCGACTGGACTTCCGCCGACATTTGAGAAGGGACCACGCCGTCGGTGTTCGCGAGGATTTCCGTGCGGGTCGCCGTGAGGGCTGCCCCGCCCGCGTTGTACGCCGTCGTGAAGAGCAGCGCAGGCGAGCCCAGGGGATCGTCGTAGACGTCCATCCGGAAGACCGTGGACTCCGCGCCCGGGAAGTCGGCGTTGACCGCGCTGCCGTCGTTGAGGATCGAAGTCACCTCGTCGAAGATCCTGCGGTCCCGCCGGGTGAAGTCCACGTCGAAGCCGACGTCGTCGAGCCCGGAACCCTGGTCCGTGGTCGCGTCGAGCGAGACAGTGTCCACCCCGACTTCCGGGTAACGCGTCCCGTTCACCTCGGGCTCATTCGGAGGGTAGGGGCTCCGGCCACGGTCGGCCATCGTCAGCGTGAGGAGGTTCGCCTCTCCCTCCGTCACCTCGTCCGTGGACGACGTCGGCCGGAGCTGGGCGTGCACGTTGTTCCCCTGGGGGATCACCGTCGGCCCCAACGCTCCGCGGAGCAGGTAGACCTTGGCGCCCGTGGCGTGCTTCGCGACCGCGGAGTCCAGCGCTCCGCGGTAGACGCTCACGAGGTCCACGTACGTAGTCTGGTCGATCGCCGACGTCACGAGCATGAACTCCTGGTCCACGAGGATCAGGTTCACGAGGGAATTCCCCAGGTCCCCGACCGTGGCGGCGGCGTCGAAGAAGGAGAAGAGCGCGGAGACGCTGTCCGGGGACGGGTCGACGCGAACGTCCTCGGTCGTGGCCGTCGTCGGATTCTGCGTGTCGGCCGCGAGGGCGGCGTTCAGCTCCCCGACGAGGACGAACTCGGACGCCTGGACGTCGAACGCGTAGGAACCCGAGGGCGTCCCGGCCGCGTTCCGCTGCACGGCCTTGACCCCCGAAGCGCCGTCGCCCTGGTTCCGTCCGCCATACCAAATCCGATCCAGCACGTCCGTGAGCGCGAGGTCCCGCCGGGTGAAGGCAGCCGGTGCCTCGAAGACGGCGGACTCGTTCACGGGAATGGCACCAAGGTCGTCCACGGGAGGGTCCCACCCGGAATTCGGCGGATCCGCGCTCGACCCCGCCTCGAATTCGAAGGCGTCCTCGGTCACGAAGACCCGGATCCTGGGATCCGCCAGCGTGCCGAGGTCTACCTTGGCCACCCTGACCGGAAGGTCGACGTAGTTCAGGTCAGCTCCCCAGCTGAAGCGGAACAGGTCATTCTCCTGAACGTCGTGGAAGCTGCGATCGAGCAGGAGGATCCCGCTGCCCAGCGGACGGTCGCGTCCGCGCAGCTCCCGCCACGCAATGGACTTTGCCTGAGGACCGTCCGTCACCCCGGGGAAGGACTCGTCGGCATACTCGAATTCGGACCCGCGGGCGAGGAAGTTGGAGCCGTCCATCGCGGGAACGGAAGTCTCCTTCCAATCCTCGGCGTCGGTGTCGTAGGTGTCGTACTCCACGTTGACCTGATTGACGGTCGCGTCCCAGGAACCCTTGTCCCACTGCTCCACCTCGCAGTTCGTCTCGTCGAGAGCCGGGAGGCTCCCCACCGTGTAGCCTCCGCGCGCGAGGACGATCTGCCAGAGTCCCACGTTCCGGTTGAAGAGGAGGCGCCCGTCGATCTGCCGCTCCACCTCCTTTCGAATCTCCTCCAGCTCCCGGGTCGAATCCCATACGTAGGAGAACCCGTGACCTTCGGTGTAGAGCGTGTCCGCGACGGCCGCGAAGTTCGTCAAGTCCACTTCGCTCGGTGGCCTACCGGCTCCCCACTCCTGGTCGGTAAGCGCTTCGTAGAACCAGTTCGCCGGGTTCACGCCACCGGCGACGATCTCCTTTCCACCAGTCAGCCCGAGCCCGTTCGGGATGCGGCGCAGCTCGAACTTTAAGGTAGGCATCTGCGTCGTGTTCCCGACGTAGCCTTCCTTGAAGGTGAGGATCTTTCCGTTGAACTTGGAAATCTTCGTCCCCGACACCTGATTCGCGAGCAGCACTCGCGAACCTGAAGACGGCCCGCGCCAAGTCACGTAGGCGGTACCGCGATAAGCAACGAGGGCGGAAGTCTGGAACGCCGCAAGGTAGGAATCTGCCGACTGGCTCCGCGACCCGTCGTGGAAGTCGAACACACCAACGATTCCGTCCACGCCCGACGACGACGTCACCTCACCCCTGGAATGGAAGTAGGGCTCCTCGACGTCCACCGTCCCGTTCGCCGTCAGCATCGGTTCCGCAAGCAGCTTGTCATTCGCCCAAATGCGGCGCAGCTCGACGTCCTCTCCCCGGCAGAGCGCGAGCTGCGCCCCCACGCTGTACTGGTGCCCGAGCACCACGTCCTGGGAAGAGAAGAGCCCCGTCTTCTGGCTCTCCGACTGGGGATCCGCCACGAAGTCGCCGTACCACGTAATGTTGGGCGCCTTCAGCTGGCGCGTGCCCCAGACAACCGGGATCTTTCTACGCTCGCTCGTCGTCGGGAAGTTGAAGTCCCCGAGACCCTTCGGCCGGGCGTCCTCGATCTTCGGCTTCGGACGCAACAACTCGCTGACCAAGATGGATCCAGCTATCTTCGCCGCGACTACCCACCAAGCCATTAGAGACCCGACTCCATCGGATTGCGGACGGGGACGTCGATCCACGCTCCGTGATTCGCGCTGTTCGCGAACTTGGACACGCAGTCCCCGATTGACCGGTCGCAACCTGCCGCGACTTCCACCGCCGCGCCCAGGGGGCTACTCGCGAACGGGAAGAGCAGGCGCAAGCTATCCGTGGCGGTGTGCTCCAGCACGAGCCTCCGCTCCCCGGTGGCCGTCACGACGACCTCTCCGGCGTCCGC